CAGCCCAGCATGTCGGCCAGCTTGGCCTGCGATCCTGCGGCCGCCACGGCCTGCTCTATCCCTGATTTCAATACGGTGCTCATTCGGTTCTTTCTTTTGGTTTAGGGCCACGGAGCAACTGCACAACAGCCTCCATGGTGGAGAAGCGGTGCCCGTTGGCGCACTCGTACCGGCGGTACGTGGTGTGCCCGGGCTTCTCCCGCGTCTCGAGCGTGCGGGTCCACGCGTTGCAGGTGGGGCAGATCATGAGTTTTTCTTCTTCAAAGCATCCATTACGGCTTGCAGCAATTGGATGGGGTACTTGTAGTTGTTGTCCTTTTTGATGATGTCAATGGACTCTTGGTCAGTCAGACCAACCCACGGGCGCTTGTAGTCCTGTATGTCGTCGTCGTCTTCAATGCGGGCCTTTGCCATTGCTTGTTTAGCTTTAAACCCGCCGCCCCAGTCACCCTGCTTGCGGGCGAGTTCGTCAAACGCTTCGTCTTCAGGTGTTTTCATAACATTCCATTCTTTAGTGTGATGCAAGTGCCTTCGAGCTGCGCGATCACCGCGTTGCCTTTGGCAGCCATTTTGCGTAGGTTGTCCTTCTGCGATTCCACCGCAACGCGGCATTGCGGTTCAGTCTTGAACCACGTTTGCGATTGCATGAACTCGCAGGTATTGTTCATGCAGACAAACAGGACCGGAATAAAAATAACTTGGATCATGCGAACAGCCCCCATAAAACTACGCCGACGCCGCCCACTACGAACAGCGTCACCATAACGGTCAGCGCTGTGAATAACAGGCTGATCAACATATCGTCGTTATCCTCGTCGTTGTTCATGATTGCTCCTTCAGTTCAGTTACTCGTTGCTTCAATCGTTTGATGCGGGAGTCGTTGTAGCAAACCATGTTAGCTGCGTATTCGCACGCAGACTCGGCTTCCAACTTGGCCCGCTGGGCCTGCATCAGCTCACGCGCCGCCATCTCCAGCGGGGACGGTATGGTCAGCAATCGTTTCACCATGGAGATCATTTGCAAGTCTTCGCAAAAACCGCCAGCGGGTTAACGCACGGCGGGTGGTACAAGGTGTAGCCAAGGTAAAAGAACACCACAGTGATGGTGGCGCACACGCCGATCAAGGCGAAGACGGTCTCGACAAGCCGCATCATGATTGCTCCCCGCGCATAGCCATAGCCTTGGCTTCCAGCCGCTTCTTCTTGGCGTAAGCCTTCCGGGCGATGGCGTTGACCCGCACGCGCTTGTCGATCAGGGCTTGGGCCTGCTCAAGGGTCAGCAGCTCAGTGGGCGCTTGCTCGGTGTGGTCCTTGAAGTCGGCCAACACGGACTCGCGGCCCATTTTTTGTTCCAGCCTGCGCACGCGCGCGCTGGTGCTTGCCACCACGTGCAGCATCTCGTGGTGCATCTCATTGACCTTGCGCTCAAGGTCGGCGATGCGTTTGAAGGGGTTCCAGTTCATGTGTGTATCTCCAAAAAGTTAAGGGAAGCCCGATAGTACAACAAAAACTTGTACCCACAACAAAATATTTTTATAAAGTTACAAACCGACCAGAAAAGTGGTGTAGGATCGGCCTGTCCACAACAATCCCGTTGTGGCTTTATGGAGATACACACATGAGCCTAGAGCAAGCGCTTGAGCGCAACACCGAGATGATGGCGGACCTGATCCGCGCACTGGAGGGCTTTCAGCCCGCAGCCCAGCAGGAGGCACCCCCCGCCCCAAAGCTGCGCCCCAAGGCTATCCCGGAGATCACCCCCGCTGCACCTACCCCTATTGCGTCTGCTGGGCCATCTGCGGCAGAGCCTGCGCCCTTGTTGACGATTGAGTACGCGCAGGTGGCCGCAGCCATCACCAGCACGTTCAAGATCGACAAGGCCAAGGTCATCGCGGCGCTGGCCAAGTTCGGCGCGGCCAAGGGCCCCCAACTCAAGGTTGAGGACTACGCGGCCTTTCTTGAGGAGTTGGCAGCATGAAACATGACTACTTAAAAAATGGCGGGGAAGCATTTCCATCGCATCCGCAAGCGGATATTCAATACAACTTTATCGCCCACGGCATGAGCTTGCGCGATTACTTTGCCGCCAAGGCGCTTCAAGGGCTCTTAGCTAACCCTGACAAAGCATGGGGGGAGTCCGTTTACGCAAAATTCGCTTATAAATTGGCGGATGCGATGTTGGAGTCACGCGAATGAGCGCGCACGCCCAGCTATCCCCCAGCTCGGCCGTGCGCTGGATGTCCTGCCCCGGCTCGGTGCGGATGTGCGAAGGCATACCCGACACCAGCTCGGACGCCTCGTTGGAGGGCACGATGATGCACACCGTGTCGGCGCACTGCCTGACCCGGGGCACTGATGCGGCCGGGTACGTCGGCGTGACTGACGCCGAGACCGGGCTGATCTTGCAGGCCGAGCAGGCGCAAGCGGTCCAGACCTACGTGGACACGGTGCGCGACATCGTCAAGACCACCGGCGGCGAGTTGCTGGTCGAGCAGCAGCTGTCCATCTGGCACATGACCGGCGAGGAGGATGCCCACGGCACTGCCGACGCCGTCATCATGACCATGGACGAGCTGATCGTCATCGACGCCAAGTTTGGCCGGGGTGTTGCGGTGGACGCCGAGGAAAACCCGCAGCTCATGATGTACGCGGCTGCGGCCTACGTGGAGCACGAGCTGGCCTACGATTTCAAGCGCGTGCGCATGATGATCGTGCAGCCCCGCCTGAACGCCAGCCCCGAGTGGACCATTCCCGTGGCCGAGCTGAATGAATTCATGGAAGAGGTGCAGGTCTCGGCGGAGCTAACCCGGCAGCCCGACGCCCCGCTGATGCCTTCCGCAAAGGGTTGCCAGTGGTGCAGGGCCAAGGCGACCTGCCCGGCCATCACCAACCAGATCATGGACGACTTCGACGACGTGGTGCCTGAGACGGCGGACGAGCGGGATCTTGCGCGGATCATGGCCAACGCGGACATGATCGAGAAGTGGGTCAAGGCCGTGCGTGCCGAGGTCGAGCGCCGCCTGCTGGCCGGTGAGCCGGTCCACGGCTACAAGCTGGTGCAGGGCAAGAAGGGCAACCGGCAGTGGGCCGACCCGGACGCCGCAGAGGAGACGCTCAAGTCCATGCGGATCAAGCACGACCAGATGTACGACTACAAGCTGGCCAGCCCCACCAGCATCGAGAAGCTGGCCAAGGCCGGGGATGTTGGGCCACGCCAGTGGACCAAGATTCAGGACCTGATCACCCAATCCGAAGGGCAGCCATCGGTGGCACCCGAATCCGATAAGCGGCCCGCGCTGGTTACGTCAGCGACCGCTTCTGACTTTGACGACGTGACGAATTCCTAACCTTTTGGAGAACCCCATGAAAGTAAAACTGACAAACGTACGCCTGAGCTTCCCGAGCCTGTTTGAGGCCAAGACCGTCAACGGTGAGGGCAAGCCCGCCTTCAGCGCGGTCTTCCTGCTCGACCCCAAGGACCCGCAGGTCAAGGCCGTCAACGCGGCCATCGACGCCGTGGCACGCGAGAAGTGGGGCGTCAAGGCCGACGCCAACCTGAAGACCCTGCGTGCGGCCGACAAGACCTGCCTGCACAGCGGCGACCTGAAGTCCAACTACGCGGGCTTCGAGGGCATGCTGTACCTGAGCGCACGCAACGCGCTGCGGCCCTTGGTGATCGACGTCAACAAGTCCCCGCTGGCCGAGGAAGACGGCAAGCCCTACGCGGGTTGCTTTGTGAACGCCAGCGTCGAGCTGTGGGTGCAGGACAACAACTACGGCAAGCGCATCAACGCGACGCTGGCCGGTGTGCAGTTCTACAAGGACGGTGAGCACTTCGGTGGCGGCGCTATTGCCGATGCCGACGAGTTTGACGACCTGACGGCGGAAGACTTGGTCTAACGAATAGGGGGGAAAGCGGATGCTGTGGTTCTTGAGTAGTTCCTTGTCTACAGTGCAGCGAGTACCCCCGCCTTTTACATACACACCGGAGATACACACATGAGCCGAATGAAAGACAAACTGCTGGACGTCATCGAGGCCGTTGACGCCTTGCTGGGCGACGGCTACGCGAAGAAGAACCCCGACCTTATCGGCCGGGTCTACCAGTCCGAGGCCCTGAACGAGGGCTGGGAAGAGCTTATCCACGCCATCCGCACTGCCAGCGCGCAATGACCACGCTGTACTTGGACTTGGAGACCTACTCCAAGACCCCAATCACGCACGGCACCCACGCCTACGCTGCCGACGCAGAGATCCTGCTGGTGGCGTGGGCAGTGGACGACGACTCCGTGCAGGTCCACGACGTCACGCTGACCGGGATGCGGATGCCGCCGGAGCTGACCGAGCAGTTGGTGAAGACTGACGTCACTGTCGTCATACATAACAGCCACTTTGACCGCACGGTTATGCAGCACGCGTGGGGTCTGTGCCTCCCCGCTGTCCGCATCCATGACACCATGGTGCAGGCCCTGAGCCACGGCCTACCGGCCTCGTTGAACATGCTCTGCGAGGTGCTGGGGCTGCCAGCCGACAAGGCCAAGGACAAGGACGGCAAGCGGCTGATCAACCTGTTCTGCAAGCCCCAAGGCGTAAACCGCAAGATTGCCCGCGCCACGCGGGACACGCACCCGGCGGAGTGGGAGCGCTTCAAGGCGTACGCCGCCTCCGACATAGTGGCCATGCGCGAGGTCATGGAGCGCATGCCTGCGTACAACACATATTTAACCGAGGCGGAGCTGTGGCGGCTTGACCAGCGGATCAACGACCGGGGCGTGGCCATCGACATGAACTTGGTGCATGCGGCCATCCGCGCCGTGGACCGGGCGCAGGGCGACCTGACCGCGCAGTCGTTGAAGATGACCGACGGCCAAGTTGCCAATACCACGCAAGGCGCAGCGTTGCGCTTGCACATACTTGAGAATTACGCAGTGGACATGCCCGACCTGCAAATGGCTACGGTGGAGAAGACGCTGGCCATGGACGTGGACCCGGCGCTCAAGGAGCTGCTGCGCGTGCGCTTGCAGGCCAGCTCCACCAGCACGGCCAAGTACAGGGTGCTGGCACGCGGCACCAGCGCGGACAAGCGTCTGCGTGGGCTCTTGCAGTTCAACGGCGCGGCGCGTACCGGGCGCTGGGCTGGGCGGCTGTTCCAGCCCCAAAACCTGCCTCGGCCGTCGCTCAAGCAGGACGCCATAGACGCGGGCATCGAGGCCATGCTGGCCGGGTGCGCACACCTGACAACCGATAACGTGATGGAGCTGGCCAGCTCGGCCATCCGTAGCTGCATCATCGCCCCACCCGGCAAGAAGCTGGTGGTGGCCGACCTGTCCAACATCGAGGGCCGGGATCAGGCGTGGCTGGCCAACGAGGAGTGGAAGCTCCAAGCCTTCCGCGAGTTTGACGAGGGCATCGGCCCAGACTTGTACAAGCTGGCCTACAGCAAGTCCTTCGGCACGACCCCTGACAAGGTCACGAAGGACCAGCGGCAGGTCGGCAAGGTGCAGGAGCTGGCGCTGGGCTACGAGGGCGGCGTAGGGGCCTTTGCGACCTTCGCAGGGGTCTACGGCATCAACCTAGACGAGCTGGCCGACAAGGTGCTGGCGAACGCCCCACGGGAGCTGGTGAACGCGGCCGACAATTACTTTAGCTTTGTGCTCAAAGAGCAGCGCCCACGCTACGGGTTGTCCGACGACGCCTTCGTGGCCTGCGACGTGCTCAAGCGGGCGTGGCGCGAGGCGCACCCCAACATCACCAGCTACTGGGCGCAGCTCA